GTTATGCGGTACGGTTACTTGATGGAGAAAACTACCATCAAGGATCGACGCTTCCTCGACCTCACCAGTTTTAGCGGTGGGAAGAGGATCGAGTCTGTCGTCAAGACTACAGTCAAGAGACGGATTCGCGCTAACCCCTTCGGGTTCGGGGTCACATATGACGGGCTTGACGCCTATCAGATGTCGATCCTGGCAGCCCTCGGAATTACTCGAGGTAGCCGCCATGCACAACGTTGATCGTCTGGCAACCAGTCAGACGACACACCACAACAAGAATGGAGTGCCGTCTCGTGGCATTTTCTGACCCGCAGACCGTAACTATTTCCGGTTCTGCAAACACGCTTCCGCGTGTGTCCTCCGGTGAAAACACCGGATCCTTCCAGAAGGACGACGGTACGGTCAAGCTGACCGTCTCTCATCAGTACGGCAAGCGAAACCGCCGCACGATCCGACTGGAGCACTCGAAGATCGCCCCGGATCCGCTGATCTCAGCGACCAACATCCGGTACTCGATGACCAGTTACCTGGTTATCGACACCCCCGTGACGGGTTACACTGTCGCGGAGGCGAAGGCGATCGTGGACGGCCTTATGGGCTATCTCACGGCTTCTTCTGGTGCCGCCACCACTAAGCTTCTTGGTGGCGAGAACTGACGAAGAGGAGGCGTCGAGGTTTTATACCTCGATGCCCCCCTCTCAGTTGGGCATCCGTGATCTCGCTTTGCTGCGAGCTCTCATGGTGCTCGAAACTGTTCTGGTAGTAAAGGAACAGTTGGACAGGATCAGATACCACCGAGACTACGGACTCCGCCACTCTATTAGGAGGACGGATGAAAAGCCTGATGGTACTCTGGACAACACTCGCCGAAGAACTGGCGAGTTGGTGTGGCACAAGCGCAACTCGCGACATTGAGACAGTCGCGAGACGTGTGAACGCTGAAGGGATATCGTTTCTAACGATTACCCTGGCGAACTTCGGGTCGGACTTCCAAAAAAGTCTAGCCCTTGGTTCTGTCGCTCCCAACGCGTTTGCTGGTTTCAGCAGGCGCGCAGGTCTCCCGGCATTTCTGTCAGGTTTCCTGGAGCAAGTGTTCACACAAGATGGTTCTCGCTTGCTTGACGAGCCTAATGTCGACGCTGTGTTCGCTGTACGTCAGCTCACGCTGATGTATGGTAAGATACAGCTAGACTGCAGCGACCGCCGAATCTCTAAGGCGTTCGACTCGTTCGTTGAGTGTGAGAAGGACCTCAGACAGGCCCGCCTTCCCCAAAGTGATCTGGATGCATTTCACCAGGTCTCTAGGGTCTTGTTTGCGGACATGTTCACTAAGGTGGACGCAGACGTCTATCATGGACGTCTGGTACCGCGACACGGACCGGGTGCAACTGCTGACCGCATTGTCGGAAACGACAAGTTTGATTTGCGGCAGTGGACGACTCGGTTGGAACGCGTGTTCCCTTTCGGGGATTACGCAATCCCATCTTGGAGGTATCACTACCTCCTCGACCGTGCTGAGTTCCTCGAACCCTCGGAGGAGTTGCCCGTAAGGGTGATCTCCGTTCCGAAGACGCTGAAGACACCTCGGATCA